CCCGACAGCGAGATTTTCGACAAGGGGCGCACGCTCTTCAACCTCCATCGCGCGGCGGGACCGGCCAGGGCTTCGAAGCGGCTGATCGTCGTCGAGGGCCAGCTGGACGCGATCGCACTCGACCAGGTCGGCATAACCGAAGTGGTGGCGCCGATGGGGACGGCGCTGACCACCGGCACGGCCGAGGCGCTGGGCGGCCAGCTGGAGCGGCTGTGGCGGGTCGTCGAGCGGCCGCTGCTCGCTTTCGACGGCGATCGCGCGGGGCGCCGTGCCGCCGTCCGCGCCTGCGCGGCCGCCGTGCCCCATGTGGAGCCCGGCCGGTCGCTGGCGGTGGCCTTGTTCCCGCCCGGCAAGGATCCCGACAATGTCGCCCGCAGCTACGATCCGGCGATATCCGGCACCTGGCAGGAGCAGGGCGCGCGCGCGGTCGAAGCGGTGCTGGCGGAGGCGGTGCCGCTCGCGCGGCTGCTGTTCGACGATGCCGCGGCCGGGCGCGCCGAGGGGGACCCGGAATCGGCCGCCGCCGTATGGGAGACGCTCGAGGCTCTGGCGCGGAGCATCCGGCACGAAGAGACAAGGGCGCAGTATCTTGCCGCCTGGCGCGCCCGCTTCGAGCGGGAGGTCAGCCTCGCGGCGGCGGCGGGGACGCCGCTGCCGGCGCTGCACGTCCGCCTCGAGGCCGAGGAGGGCGGCTATGCCTGGCCGGAGGAACAGGACGAGAGCGAGCGGCGGCTGATCGCGATCGTGCAGCGGGCGCTGGAGCTGCGGCGCCAGCGCAGCGAGATCACCGAATCGCTGAAGGACCTGCTCGCCGTCGCGCGGGCGATCGGCTTCTCGCCGAAGGCGATCAACGCGGCGCTGAGGGACATCGAGGCCGATGCCGACGTGCGTGAGGACCATGAGGCGCTCCACGCCCTCTATCGGCGCGTGCTCGGCATCAGGGGGCCGATGACGGAAGCGATGCTGCCCGCCCCCGCCGACGCCCGCGCCCCCAAGGTGGTGAACGCAATGCAGCGCCGCCTGTCCAAGGCGATGGTGATGATCGAGGCGAGAGCGATCGAGGGAGGGGAAAATGGCTGAGACAAAGCGCAAACGCCTGGCCGAGAGCACGGGTTGCCCTTGTGAACCTTGTGGCAGGGCGATCAGGCGCGGGCATTACGTGATCCTCTACGACGACATCGGCGAGGCTCACGCTGACTGTGACGCTCCAGACGCGCCGCCTCCGGCGCCGATGGTCGACGCCGGTGAGGGCAGGATGGCGCAGGTCTACCTACTCACGGGTCGGCCGCTGCAGCTCGAAGCTGTCGAGGAAGTCCCTGCCCCATGACCCGGCTCCAAGTACCACTTGGAGACGATCAGCATGGCTGATCGCGATCCCGGCCCCCTGAGCCCGGCCGCGCCGGCGCCCGAGCCGCTGTTGCAGCGCGCCCGGTGGGACATGAACGACCTCGGCAACGCCCGGCGCATGGCGGCCGTGGCGGCCGGGCGGCTGCTGTTCGTGCCGGAGATCGGCCGGCAGGGCGAGTGGGTGTGGTTCGACGGCAAGCGCTGGTCGCCGCGGGACGGCAAGGCGCGCGCGCGATCGATGGCGCAGCAGGTGGTGGACGAGCTGCTCGACGAGGCGCGGGTGATGCGGACGTCGGACGCGGACGAGATCGCCCGCGTCTTCGGCCCGAAATTCACCGCCGAAATGGCGGACGAGCGCGCGGTGCAGCTGTTTGCCTGGGCGATGAAGACGGGTAATGCCGACCGCACCAGCGGCATGCTGCGCCAGGCGGAAGGGCTGACCGACGAGGACGGCGCCTTCCTGATGCGGGCCAGCCTCGACGAATTCGACACCGAACCGCTCGCCTGGCACTGCCAGAACGGCACGGTGCGGTTCGAGCAGGAAGAGGGCGTCGGCTGGACCTCCCGCTTCGAGCAGGGGCACAGTTCCGGCGATCGCTTCATGCAGATGGCCAATGTCGAGTTCCGGCGCGGCGCGGCGTGCCCGCGGTGGCGCGACCGGCTGCAGATGCTGCACCGCGACCAGGCCGCCCGCGTGGCCATCCAGCGCATCTACGGCATGACCCTGACGGCGCTGGTGTCCGACCAGGCCTTCTACGTTTTCCAGGGCAAGGGCGGCGACGGCAAGTCGATGACGAACAGCATCGTCGCCGACCTGCAGGGCGACTATTTCCGGTCGACCAGCCCGCAGACCTTCCTTGAGGGCAAGCAGCGCAACGCGAGCGACCACCAGAGCGACATCGTCCGCCTGCGCGGCGACATCCGCCTGGTGGTGTGCGACGAGCCGCCGAAGCGGGCCGTGTGGAACGGCGAGCGGATCAAGCAGGTGACCGGCAGCCTGATCACAGCCCGCGCCCCCAACGCGGTCGAGGAGGTCACCTACAAGCCGCACTGGAAGCTGATCGCCGAGTGCAACACCCTGCCCCGCGCGCCGAGCGACGACCGGGGATTCCGACGCAGGTTCAAGCTCTATCCGTGGACTGTCCAGTTCGGCATCACGCCCGGTGCCGACGACCGGCCCGAGCATATCGTGCGCACCGAGCTGCTGGCGGAGAAGGCCGGCATCCTGAACTGGATGATCGAGGGCGCGATCGACTGGCTGAACGCCCAGGCGGTGCCGGAGCCGGAGCTCTCCCGACGCGCGCTGTCGAGCTATTGGGCGAGCGGAAGCGCGATGGGCGAGTGGCTGGAAACGCGCTGCGACATATCGAACCCCGACGCCGTGGCCGGCGCGACCGAGCTCTACATGGATTTCCGCCAGTTCTGCCTGGATCGCGGCGACAAGGAAGAGAGCATCGCCAACCAGACGGTGTTCGGCCGCGCGCTGACCGAGGCGCAGATCTATGCCGACAAGGACGGGACCGGGCGCAAGGTGCGCTTCGGGATCAGGCTGCGCGCGGCCGGCGAGCCGGTGCCGGCCGTGGTGCGGGACGTGCCCCCGCCGCCCGAGACCGGGCCCGCTGCCGGCCAGCCCTACGACGACGACGACGGCCTGCCATGGACAGGGTGAACGAGAACTATCCGTCCAACTGTCCGGGACACCGTCCGGGGCGGGTGGCGCGCGTGCCGCGCGGGGCCGCGAGGGGGGCGGCAGGACGCTTTCTGACGGTTGTTCGGATGGTTTGCTGACCGTTGGCAGGACAGTAGGTACGGACGCGATTTCAAGGGGTTATGACTGTTAGGACAGTTGCGGGCGTTGTTGAACAAGTGTCGTGTGTGCGCGCACGAAATTCACCAACCTAGACAATACTGTCCGTGATCTTTGTTGAAGGGTGAGGAAGATGATCGAAGCGAGTTTCGACGGCGAGGTGGGTTTCTGGACCTATGACCTTGTCGAGGCGCGGCTGGTGGAGGCGGTGCGCTGCTGGTGGCGGATGCCGGGCGGGGGCAAGTGGCCGTTCGCAGGCGATGCGCCGTGGCACCTGATCCGCCCTGTTGTCGGAGACTACGATGTCGGCTTGGACAAGCACGGCAAGCCTGTGAAGCTGACCACCAGGGAGGATGCTCCGAAGCCCAGGCCAGCCCCGCTAACCCGCGCCGAGATCGCCGACATGGAGGAAGCGACGGAGTGGCTGACCTTCGTGGGCGAGGACAAGCGCCGGGTGCTGGTGCTGGCGCTGGTCGAGCGGGCCAAGGGGAAGAAGCAGGTGGGCTGGTCGGCGATGCGCGAGACGCTCGGCCAGCCGGAGCTGACCGGCGCGGGGCTGGAATATCGCTACAGCCGGGCGGTGACCTTCATCGCCAACGTGCTGAATGCGGCGTCGGGGGTGCCCTATGCGTCGCGCAAGGGGGCGCGGGCGCGGTGGCCTGCGGACGTTTCCGAGGCGGCGGCGCGGCTTAAGTCGCGGATTTCCGGGGCGGAAGGTCGTCAAGGTAGAAGATGAGCGGGAGGCGAAATAAAGGGACTTGGCCGTCTGCCTCCGGATCGGCGAAAAGGCGTTACTGGTCGCAGAGCTATGGGCGCGGCGGCCTCCCCTCTTCATCGGCGGTGACGGCGTGGCGAAGCTGAAGGCTCTGCCCGACCGGCTGCGCGGATCGGCGCCGCGGCTAGGCTTCATGCCGAAGTCGGCCGAGCCCTTCTACCAGAGCCGCGAGTGGAAGGCGCTGGTGGCCGACCGGAAGCGGGACCCGGACTATCGCGCCGCGAAGATGCGGGCGACGCGGGGCGAGCGGCTGATCCTCGACCACAAGGTGGAGCGGAAGGACGGCGGCGCGAACCTCGACCCGGCAAACACGGAATGGCTCACCAAGGGCGAGCACGAGCGCAAGACGGCTGCGGCCCGGCGGGCGCGGGCGACGGGTAAGGCATAGGGGGGGGGCAAAAGTTCGGAGGCCCTAGCGCCTCCACACCCGCGTCCCCCTCATTCGGAGATTTTTTTCTTGGACGACGTGTTTTTGCCCGGGGTGACCGACTTGTTCGGGGACCCGGTGCCGCGGTCGCGGGGCAGGCGCGGGAAACCGCCGCACGTGCCGACCGCAGAAAACCGCCGTTTCGTCCAGCTGGCTCTGGCCTGCGGCCGGGAGGAAGAAGAGATAGCGGCGGGGCTTCGGATCACGCCGAGGACGCTGGCGCGCCATTATTTTCACGAGCTCGGCGGCAAGGCGTCGGCCCGGATGCGGCTCGAGATGAAGGCGATGGCCAAGCTGGTCGAGCAGGTGGAGGACGGCAAGGTCTCCGCGATCGCGCTGCTCGCGAAGCGCCTCGACAAGGCTGGCCTCAAGCAGCTGGCCGAGCGGGTGGCGGAGCGGGGAAGCCTCCAGCCTGCCGCGGCCAAGCTGCCGAAGCTCGGCAAGAAGGCGCAGCAGAAGGAAGCCGCCGGCCAGGTGCAGGGCAAGTTCGCCCCACCGCCGGCACCGGAGCTGATACACTAGAAGCGCGGTCAGGATGTGAGGGTGATGAGCGGTCGAGGGTGTTGGGAATGCGGCGGCATCTATACGCACCAAGGGATGTGCTCCCAGCTTCCTGCCGACAGTGCCGCTGGTCGGGAGAGAGACCGGAAGTTGACCGAGAGGCAGGGGCACGCTGATACACTGACGAGGCAGAACCCGCCCTGCGCGACGGGGCGATGAGCGGGGGGAAGCCCCCGCGACCAGGGCCGGCGGGATGGTTCCCCCTCCTCCGCCGGCCCACAAGATTCGGGAGCGACGATGAGTGGGAGGGGCACGAGCGGCAGCGTCGATCGTCCCACCTGGACCACGGCCTGTCCGGACTGGGAGGAGCGAATCGTCGCAAGGCGGTCGCTCATCCCGTTCGACCCGCTCTTCCCGGACGAGGCGGAGGCGGCGCTGGCCGTCTTCAAGTCGCTCCACATCGTCGATCTCGCCGGCGCGCCCACGTTCGAAGAGGCGTTTCCGGACGAGACGGACAGGTGGATATTCGACTTCGTCGGGGCGATCTTCGGCGCCTACGACAAGTCGACGGGGCACCGGCTGATCCAGGAGTTCCTCCTGCTGATCAGCAAGAAGAACATCAAGTCGACCATGGCGGCCGGCATCATGGTTACGGCGCTGGTGCGCAACTGGCGCACTGCGTCGGAGCTGCTGATCCTGGCACCGACGATCGAGGTTGCGAACAACAGCTTCATCCCCGCCAAAGGGATGGTGATGTACGACCCGGAGCTGCGCGACCTGCTGCACGTGGTCGAGCACCAACGGCTGATCAAGCACCGGTCGACCGAAGCGGAGCTCAAGATCGTCGCGGCCGACAGCGACATCGTCGCCGGCAAGAAGGCGCCGTTCGTCCTGGTGGATGAGCTGTGGAAGTTTGGAAAGCGGCCCGGCGCCGCGTCGATGCTGAGCGAGGCCACGGGAGGACAGGCCGGCAAGCCGGAAGGCTTCACCATCTTCCTCACCACGCACAGCGATGAAGCGCCGGCCGGGATCCTGAAGGCGAAGCTCGAGGAGTTCCGGGACATCCGGGACGGCCGGGTCGACGACCCAACGAAGCTGCCGGTCATGTACGAGTGGCCGAAGGCAATGCTCGATGCCGAGGCCTATCTCGACCCGAAGAATTTCTATGTCACCAACCCGAACATCGGGCGGTCGGTGCTGCAGGGCTGGCTGGAGCGCAAGCTCGCCGAGACGCTGCGCGGCGAAGGCGAAGAGGACCGGCAGGTCTTCCTCGCCAAGCATCTGAACGTCGAGATCGGGCTGCGGCTTCGCCGCGACCGTTGGCGGGGCGCGGACTATTGGGAAGGCGCTGCCGACCCTGAAGCCTGCGCCGACCTGGACGACCTGCTCGCCCGCTGCGAGGTGTGCGTGGCCGGGGTGGACGGCGGCGGGCTGGACGATCTGCTCGGCCTGTGCATCGCCGGGCGGGAGCGCGAGACGCAGCGCTGGCTCTACTGGTTCCGGGCGTGGGCCTGGCCGGAAGTGCTGGCGCTCCGCAAGTCGGAGGAGCCGACGCTGCGCGGCTTCGCCGCCGACGGCGACCTGGTGCTGCTCGGGCACAATGGTGGACCGCCGATCGATGACGACGACGAGGATGCCGCGCCGCCCCTGGGCGACGAGGACATCCGGCAGGTCGTCGAGTTGCTGGTGCGGGTCAAGGATGCCGGGCTCTTCCCGGAGAAGAACGCGATCGGGCTCGACCCGCAGGGGGTCGGCGCGCTGGTCGATGCGCTTGCAGTGGCGGGGATGGAGCAGCCGCAGGTGGTGGCGGTGGGACAGGGGTTCCGCCTCTCCTCCGCGGTGTGGAGCATGGAGCGCAAGCTCAAGCACCGGATGCTGGCGCATTCCGGGGCGCCGATGATGGCCTGGTGCGTGTCGAACGCGAAGGCCGAGCAGAGAGGCAACGCCGTGTACATCACGAAGCAGACCGCAGGACGGGCGAAGATCGACCCGCTCATCGCGGGCTTCAACGCGACGAAGCTGCTCGAGGCGAACCCGGCCGCGATCGCGCCAGGCCAGTCGACGGCCGAGTATATCGCGATGGCCAAGAAGCTGATGCACGCATGAGCTTATGGCAGGTCCTTGGAGGCTGGTTCGGAACGGGACCCGCCAAGCTGAGCGAGCCCGGTTATCCGGACCGGCGGTTCATCGCGCGCGGGAATGCTGCGCAGAAGAGCGTCACGCCTGACTCTGCGCTTCAGCTCTCGACGGCATGGTCCTGCACGCGCCTGCTGTCCGAGACGATCGGCACGCTCCCTTTGGGAATGTTTATCAAGGATGGTTCTCGCGGCAAGGAGGCGGCGCAAGATCACTATCTTTATTCGTTACTTCACGACGAACCAAATGCGGATCAGACTGCCGTCGAATTTTGGGAGGGCATGGTCGCTGGTCTTTGCCTCTGGGGAAATGGGTACGCGGAGCGCGCGGAGATTGGAGGCAGAACTGTCGCCTTAAACCCGCTTCCCTGTGGTCACGGCGGCGTCACCGTGGTTCGAGATGCCGACGGGGCGAGGCAATACAGGTTCGCCGACCGGGGCAAGACCGAGACCTTGCCCGAGGAGAAGATGTTCCACGTCCGCGGGTTCGGTGTGGGAGGAGATCAGGGCCTGTCGCCGATCAGCTTCGCCCGCCAGACGCTGGGGGCGGCACTCGCGGCCGACGAGGTCGCAGGTGGGATGTTCGGCAGCGGCCTGCATCTGTCCGGTTTCCTCGAGCAGGACGCCGCCGCCAAGCTGGTGTCGGTGGACGAGCTCAACGACTTGGTGGAGCTGTTCAAGGAGTTCGCCGGGTCGCAGAATGCGGGCCGCGTGCTGCCGCTGCAGCCGGGCATGAAATTTGCGCCGCTCGGAATGAAGCCCGAGGACGCGCAGCTGCTGCAGACGCGGGCGTTCCACGTCGAGGAGATTTGCCGCTGGTTCCGCGTGCCCCCCTTCATGGTCGGTCACACGGAGAAGTCGACGAGCTGGGGAACAGGGCTCGAGCAGCAGATGATCGGGTTTGTCACCTTCACGCTGGCACCGTATCTGAAGCGCATTGAGCAGGCGGTTAAGAAGCAACTTCTCCCGCCCAGTGAACGCCGGTCAGTCTTCGCAGAATTCAACTTGGATGCGCTTCTCCGGGCCGACAGCGCGGGGCGCGCCCTGCTTTACGCGTCGGCCGCACAGAACGGGTGGATGGATCGTACCGAGATCCGTGGAAAGGAAAACCTCCCTCCGAAGGAAGGCGACCCGGGTCTCACCGTGCAGTCGAATCTCGTTCCCCTCAGTCAACTAGGAGCAGACGGTGGCGCAGCCGCCAAGGCCCGCGCCGCTTTGCGGGCGTGGCTCGACGAACAGGAAGGCAGAGAGCATGCGGCATGATCATGGCGGGGCCCTTGCGGGCCTGCGGCACAAGCACAGCGGCGCATTGAAGGTTCGCGACTTCGATCTCGATCTGAAGCAGGTCGGCGATGACGGTACCTTCAGCGGCTACGGCAGCGTGTTCGGCGTCGTCGATAGCTACCAGGAGGTGGTGAAGAAGGGCGCGTTCCGCGAGAGCCTGCGCGACCTCAAAGCCAAGGGCCGGCCGGTCCCGGTGCTCTGGCAGCACCAGTCCTCCTCGCCGATCGGCGCGTGGACGGAGCTGAAGGAGGACGACCGGGGCCTCTACGGCGCGGGCGAGCTGCTGATCGGCGAAGTCGCCCAGGCGGCCGAGGCCCACGCCCTGATGAAGCGCCGTGTCGTGACCGGCCTGTCCATCGGCTACTGGGTGCGGGAGAGCACCTACGACGAAGTGACCGGCATCCGGACGCTGACCAAGCTGGACCTCGTGGAGGTATCTCTGGTCACCTTCCCCGCAAACGACGACGCGCGGGTGGAAGCCGTAAAATTCAAGCTCGCCCACGGCGAGCTGCCGACCGATCGAGAGCTTGAGAAGTACCTGCGGGAGGCAGGCTTCTCGAAGACGCGGGCCGCGGGGATCGTCACCCACGGACTCGCGGAGCTGCGCCGGAGGGAGTCTGCGCGCGATGTGACGGAAAAGCCGGAGCTGAAATCGCTCCGGGAGACCCTGGCGGGCTTCAGCCTGCCGCAGCTCTGAAGGAACCAAGATGTTCAAGCTCGCTCTGCTCATGGCGTTTTTCGCCCTGCTCTTTTTCATGCCCGGCGCTGCGCTCGCAGCGGATGGGCTGATCCACACCGCTTCGGCTTCCAGCGTTCATGCGCCTGCTGGCGCGGCGCTGCTCGCAGGCATGCTGGCCGTGCCCCAATTCGGTCGCAAGGAAGCAGGCAACGAGCCTGCGCCTCCGGCCCCTCCCCGCGAGGAGAAGCAGATCGCTGCCGACCTGGAAAAGGCGCTCGGCGAGGTGAAGAAGTTCGCCGAGGACGCCAACACCAAGCTCGCTGCGGGTGAGGCGCTCAGCAAGGAAGCCAAGGCCGGCGCGGACGCCGTGCTCGTCAAGCTCGCCGAGCTTCGCGCCGAGTTCACCGAAATGGCGCAGAAGCAGTCTCGCCGCGGCGGTGGAGACGAGCCGGAGCGGGAGCGCCGTTCGATCGGCCAGCAGGTCGGCGGCTCGGAGGAGCTCAAGTCCTTCCAGAAGGCGGGTGGTCGCGGCACGGTGACCATCGGCGTCAAGGCCGTCACCTCGGCCGGCGGCTCGGCCGGCGGCCTCATCACCGTCGACCGGCAGACCGAGACCATCGAGATGCCACGCCGGCGCCTGATGGTGCGCGACCTGCTGATGCCGGGCCGCACCGTGTCCAACTCGATCGAATATCCGAAGCAGTCGACGCGCACGAACAATGCCGCGCCGGTTGCCGAGGGCGCCGAGAAGCCCGAGTCCAACTACGGCTGGACCGTGGCGACGGCGAACGTGCGGACCATCGCCCACTGGGTGCCGGTCTCCCGACAGGCGATCGACGACGTGCCGCAGCTCGAATCTCTGATCGACGGTGAGCTTCGCTACGGCCTCGACCTGGTCGAGGAAGCGCAGCTGCTCACCGGCGCCGGCACCGGCCAGAACCTGCACGGGCTCATCCCGCAGGCGACGGCCTATAACGCCGCGCTGCTGACGCTGCCCGACACGCCGACGATGATCGACATCCTCCGCATCGCGCTGCTGCAGGCGGAGCTGGCCGAATATCCGGCAAACGGCATCGTGCTGAACCCGATCGACTGGGCGATGATCGAGCAGCGAAGGTGCCTACATCTTCGCCAATCCGACCCGCCTCGCCGGCCCGACCCTCTGGGGTCAGCCGGCCGTGCCGACGCAGGCGATCGCCAAGGACAAGTTCCTGGCGGGCGCTTTCAACATGGCGGCGCAGATCTTCGACCGGATGGACACGGAGGTGCTCATCAGCTCGGAGGACCGCGACAACTTCATCAAGAACATGCTGACGATCCGGGCCGAGAAGCGCCTGGCGCTGGCGGTGAAGCGTCCGGCCGCGCTCGTCTATGGCGACTTCGGAAACGACGCCTGAGGCAAGGTGCAAAATCGACGGGGCTGGGGGTTCGCCTCCGGCCCCGTCTCTTCCTGCTCACCGGTAAGGGGCGGCACCGCCCCTTCCCCGTGCGAAGGAGGCCCGAACATGAAGAAAGCGATCGTGACCCGCGTCCACACGGACGGCAACGAGACGCGGCAGGAAGGCACCGTCCTGACCGACCTCAGCGACGCCGAGTTCAAGGAGCTCGAGCATCTGGGCCTCGTCACGGAGGCGACGGAGACGCCGCCGAAGGCTGCGTCCGAGCCGAAGAACAAGAAGGCGGCGGAACCCGCCAACAAGGCCAAGGCCGGCAAGTAACCGGCTTCACGGCCGGCATTCGAACGATGAAGCAGGGGAGGTGAGGTGAGGTACAGGATCCGCACCGTCACCGCCCCTGCCGACATTGCGGCGCCGGTGGGCCTGGCCGAGGCGAAGGCGGAGCTTCGGATCGAGGCGGACGCGACCGACGAGGACGATCTCGTCAAGGCTAAGCTGGCGGAGGCGGTCGACTATGTCGAGCGCTTCACCGGCCAGGTGCTGTCGCCGCGGACCATGGAGATGGTCGCCGACCGCTTCCCGTGCCTGCCCGAGCTTATCGAACTGCCGCGCACGCCGGTGACGGCGATCGTGTCGGTGAAGTACAGCTCGCCCGACGATGGCAGCGAGCTGTCGATCGAGGAGAGCGGCTGGCGCTGGACCGACGCCGATCCTTCGACGCTGCGCCCCGCCTTCCGGTCCGCCTGGCCCACGGCGGCGGCGGAGCGTGGCAGCGTCCGCATCCGCTTCGTGGCGGGCTATGAGGAAGGGCTGGCGCCCCCTGCCCTGCTGCGGGCGGTCAAGGCGCTGGCCGCGCACTGGTACACGAACCGCGAGGCCGTGGTGACGGGCACGATCGCGACCGAGCTCCCGCTCGGCGTGATGGACCTGATGCGGCCGTTCCGGCGGCTGTTGATCTGATGTCCTTTCAGGCGGGCCGACTGCGCGACCGGATCACGATCCGGCGCGCGACGGACGTTCCGGACGGCCGCGGCGGCTTCGAGCGCAGCTTTACGACGGTGGCGAACCGCATCGCCGCCGAGGTGGTGAGCCAGAACGGGCGGGAGGCGGTCGTCGCCTCGGCCCTGCAAGGCATATCCTCGTTCAAGATCACCATCCGGCTGCGCGGCGACGTGCGGCCGAGCGATCAGATCCTCTACCGGCCGTACAAGGCGCCGGCGGACCTGGAGCTCAACATACGCTCGGCCGCGCCGGACCCGTTCCACCCGCGCGAGGCGACGGTGATCTTCGCAGACACGGAAGCGCCCGAGGGCGCCTGACAGGAGAGAGAGAATGGCAACTGGCAAGCAGACGGTCGAAGTGGTGCGCGGCTGGAGCGGAGGGCCCTACGGCTCGCGCGAGCCGGAGGATCGGTTCGACTACGATGTCGAGGACGACCCCGAGAAGCTGGTCGAGCTGGGGCTGGTGAAGAAGGTGACGGCCAAGGCATCCGAGGCCAAGGCCTGACCCGTGGTCGGCGCAGGCAGGCGGCGCATCAAGGGCGACCGGAGCTTCCGGCGCCTGCTGCGCAACCTGCCGGACGCCGCGCGGGCGGAACTGGCCGACGCGATGGAAGGCGGGGGCCGGGAGCTACTGGCGGCTCAGCAGGCGGCGGCGCCGTCGCGGAGCGGCGCCTTGCGGCGCGGCCTGTCCATGAAGCTGCTGAAGGGCAGCTTGCGGCTGCGGGTGGGCCTGATCGGCAAGGCCGTGAACCGGCGCCTGTTCTACGGGCGCATCGTGGAGTTCGGTCGCAAGGCGTCCAACGTCGTCGTTAGGCGGCTGGCGCGCAGGACCGGCAAGGCCTTCAGCTATCGGATGCGAATCCCGGCGCGTGCCGGACGGCCGTTCGTCTACACGAAGCGGACCGACCTCCGGTCCGCGTTTCGCGAGCGGTTGACCCGCTTCTGGGAGCGGACGCTCGGCCGCGCCTCGGGAGGGACGGCCAATGATTGATCTTCGGACGGCGACGCAGCGCGCCTTCGTGCAGGCGCTCGGGGTGCCGGCGGTGACCGGCCTGGCGCCGGTGCTGCAGCATGTCCCCGAAAATACCCAGCCGCCGATGGCGATCGTCGCGGACGTCGTTGCCGAGGCAGTAGGCGGCAAGGACGGCGGCCTCGACCGGATGACGGTGGAGGTGCTGACGGCGGTCCGCGAGCCGCGCCGCGAGGCGCTGTACGCGCTGATGGCGGCCGTGGCCGACACGATCGACGGGAAGGCGCTCCCCGCCCAGGCGGGCGCGACGCTGTCGGTGCCGACGCTGGAGAGCAGCGACGACGAGATTCTGGAAGACGGCAAGACCTACATGGGGACGCAGCGCTTCACGCTGTTCGCCCAGCCTGCGGATTGATTTGAGGAGGAGGCCATTATGGCGAAGAAGCTCGGCAACGACTACCGGCTGTGGATCGAAAGCGCCACGCCCGGCACCTACAACATGATCAAGGGCCAGCAGGACCTTTCGTGGAACCAGTCCGGCGGCGCGATCGACACGTCGACCAAGGACGATTTCCCCTATGGGACGCAAGGTCCGGGCCTCCGCTCGATCTCGATCCCCTACAACCTCCTGGCCGACCTGCCCGACGCGAACGGCTATACCCGGATGGAGACGCTCTCCAACGCCGCGGTCGCGACGCCGTTCAACATCCAGATCCGCAAGGGCGGCTCGGCCGGCGTTACTCCGGGCGATGTCGTCTTCGCCTGCTCGGTCTACAACACCGACTTCAACGTCAGTGCCGGCCAGAACGACAGCGTCAAGGCCACCGGTACCCTCGTCGCCGCCGCGGCGCCGACGATCAACGCGCTGGCCTGATATGCCCCCGAGGAAGGCCGCCTCCGAGGCGGCGCCGCCCGCGGTGAACTTGAATGGCGAGATCACCATCGAGCTGGAGGGGACGGAGTATCACCTTCGTCCCAGTCACCAGGCGATCCAGACCATCGAGGAGAAAGCCGGCCGGTCGCTGTTCAGCCTCGCCCGCGGGGCTCAGCAGCAGCTGCTCACCAACGCCGAGGTCGGCATCGTCATGGCCGAGCTGATGCGCGCCTACGGGCGGTCGCATCCAGACGACCCGCTCGCGACGACCTATGCCGGTGCCAACGCGCCGAAGGTGGCTCAGCTCGCCTATGAGGCCGGGATGGTCGCCGTACAGGTTCGCCTCGGCGTGCTGCTCGGCGCCGCGGTGACGGGAGGCTGTGACGCCCAGGGGGAAATGAAGCCGGCGAAGGCGAAGCAGCCACCCCTCGCCGGCTGATGGGGCTTGCCGTCAATCTGTTCCACTGGACGCCCGACACGTTCCGGCACGCAACGCCGCACGAATTCTGGGCGGCGTTCGAGGTGTATGTGGAGTTGAATAAACGGGAGGAGGATTAGGGGCGGCTCTTCTCGATCGTCAGCATGATGAAGCCGGTGCACGTAAAGAGGGCGGCAACTATCACTGCTCCAACGCCTACTAAACACATCGCTTCCGCTTCGTTGGCTAGGGGCAAAGAGACCCACCACGAATCGGCCGAGAGCGTGCTCTCGTCGGTCGTCAAAAACGAAAGTCGCTGCGAAGCTCCCCACAGCAGGTACCCAGCGCCAGCCAGGAAGATCATCCCCACGGCGATCATTCCAATGGCGAAATTGCGCATCGCTCCTAACCTACGGCTCATGTGGGCTGCTCGCTGGAAGCGCGGTATCGACGAGCCTTCGTATCGCTTCAGCTCGGGAGGGAATACCAGGCTGAGCCGCGCGCCAGCGATCTACGCGTTCAAGCCAGTCCGGTGACACTCGCATCTGGAAGGTGTGGTCGAACTGAGGCTTCGCCGGCATGAGAGCACCCTAGCGTGTACCTTGCGGTCGTTTAATCGCTAATGTATGGAACGAACCGCCGGGACGTTGCGAGCGTCGCCGGCGGCTCTAACTCACGATGGAGGTTGGTCCATGCGAGCTAATCGAATTGTTAGCACTCCCTCAGGCGGCGGTGCACCCGGAAACTGCCAAGGAATTTCCGCATCGGCCAGCCGTAAGCGGGAGGCGATTACGCCCCGTCGCAGCCGGTTCGCGGTGATCCGCATCGCCCCCAAGGGCAAAGCGGCGGTGGCCTTCGACGCGGTTCGTTGGGACACGGACTGGCACCGGTACGTTGGGGCGACAGGCTGCATGAACGGCGCGGAGCTGAAGCTTTGCTACAGCCCGCGCCTGCGGTCGCCCGAGCGCCTGCGGCTCCTGAGGGAGCTGCGCGAGACCGAAGGGGCCGCCGATGCGGTGCTGGCGATCAAGGTTGCCCGGCTGGACGAAATCCACCGGCTCGTCGCGGCGAGCAATGCGGGAGCACGGCCATGAATGCGGTGGCTACGCAGAGCTTCGGCTTCGGGGAACTGCTTGTTCGGGTCGTGGACCGGGATGATGGCGTATGGTTCGTCGCGAATGACGTCTGTCGGGCGCTGGAACTGATGAACAGCCGCAAGGCCATTGCCGTGCTCGACGAAGACGAAAAGGGGGTAACTACTAGTTACACCCTTGGTGGCCCTCAGGAGATGGCGATTATCTCTGAGAGCGGCCTCTACGCCCTGATCTTCCGCTCGCGGAAGCCGGTCGCAGTCCGATTTCGACGGTGGGTGACGCAGGAAGTGTTGCCCGCAATCAGGCGCAACGGTTCCTACGAAGTGCCCGCCAATGACGAGACGACCGAAGCGGTGCCGGCGGAGCAACTCGACACGGGCGAGCACTGGCGGACCGGCCTGCAACTGGTCCGAGAGGCGAGGATCCTCGGCGGTCGCATCGCCGGCAGACGCGCCTGGATTTGTGCTGGGCTGCCGGATGTGTTCAGCGAGCCGGAGCGCCCGGTGCTGCTGCTCACCCAGTCGGGGATCAGCGCCGACGCGCAGACGGTGAGCGAGTGGGTGGCGGAGAAATGCGAGCTGCTGCCGGGGGTGCGCACGCGGTCGATGGACCTGTTCGCGAATTTCGAGGCCTGGTGCGCCGAAACCGGGCGGGAGTGCCGCGGCCTCGTGTCGTTCGGCAGGATGCTGTCGGCGCTCGGCTTCGCGAAGGTGAAATCGGACGCGATGTATCGCGTGGGGCTGAGGGTGAGGAGCTAAGGGGTCAGCCGACAGCCTCGGGAGGCCGGTCGGGGCCATAGACGATCTCAGGCCGGTAGCACGGCGGCAGCAGGGCGATGATGCCCTTGCCGCGGATGCTGATGAATACGGGCGCCTGCCGCTTCGATGCGGCGGCGACGATGCGCCGGATGTCCGCGAGGGTGGGTTCGTCCACCCCGGCTTAGTCCGCAGTCGAATGAATTTCTGTCGGGCGCCTTCGGGCGCCCTTTTTGTTGGGAGAAGAGCGGATGCCGAGCGGAGCCGACGTCAAGCAGCTCCTGCTTCAGGTGGATGCCAGCGTGGAGCTGGCGCGGCGAAATCTCGCGACCCTCGCGAACCAGGTCGCCAAGGACAGCGACCGGATGGACGGGTCGCTCAAGAAGGTCGATGGGGCCTTCGGCCGGATGGGGAAGGCCGGCGAGGTGCTCGGCGGCTCGCTGCGCCAGCATCTGGACGATGCCGCGTCGAGGATCCCGCTGGTGGGCGGGCATATGACCGGCATGGCCGGCGCCGCGGCCGGGGCAACCGCCGCGGTGGGGCTGCTCTTCGCGGCCGTCGTCATGGGCGTGAAGAATGCCGACGAGCTGCAGCAGGCGGTGCGCGCGCTGGACGCGACGCTCGGCGCGGCCGGCAACAAGACCGGCTACACCCGCGACCAGCTCGTCTCGATGTCGGAGGCGATGGAGAACAATCTCGCCATCCAGCAGGAAGAGCTGCTCGGGGCGATGGCGATCCTCGCCCAGTATGACGGGGTAGCGGGCACCACCTTCAAGCGCGCGCTCGACGCCGCCGCCGACATGGCGGCGACGTTCGGCGGCGACCTAAAGAGCAACACAGAGGCTGTCGGCGGGGCGCTGCAGAACCTGGCTCAGGGCAATGTCGAGGGCCTCACTCGCGGCTTCAAGTTCCTCGGCACCGCGACGCTCGACACGATCAAGCACCTCGCGGAGACCGGCAAGACCGCGCAGGCGCAGGAGGCGCTCCTCTCCGCGCTCGAGGGGCGCATCGGCAAGGCGGCCGAAGGAAACGCCTCTGGGTTAGGCGCCGCCTTCTTCCGCTTCGGCGACGCGATCGCCGACGCCACGCGCAATATGGCGGAGCAGATCGGCCTGCTGCCGACGCTCATTCAGGGGCTCAACAATCTGGCGGGGGCGCTTGGCGGCGGCCCGGAGAAGACGGCGTCCCAGCTGGCCGGAGAGGTCTCGTACCGAGTTGCCGGCGCGCAGGCGAAGCTCGATCACATGCGCAAGAATGGCAGCCGCTGGGAGATCGATTACGCCGAGCGCCTGTTGAAGCAGGAAGAAGCCAAGCTTGGTCCGGCGCTCGACGCCGCGCGGCGGGAGGCGGCCGAGTACGACGCAGCCCAGCGCAAAGCGCGGGAAGCGACGGCTGCCGAGTCGAAGAGACAGGCTGCCGAAAAGGCGAAGAGCCAAGCCGCCGCCGACCGCAAGGCCGGCATAGTCGGTTTTCAGATGCCGGTCGATGGGCGGGTCACTTCCGGCTTCGGCGTTCGCGCGGCGCCGAAAAAGGGCGCATCGACGTTCCACGGCGCCATTGACATGTATGCGGCTCTCGGGACGCCCGTTCGCGCGCCCGCGGTCGCGGTGGTGCAGGCCGTCGGTTACGACGCGAAGCTCGGCAAGTATGTGGTGCTGGATCACGGCGCCGGTACCACAACGAAGTTCGGCCATCTCAGCAGCTATTCGGTGAAGCCGGGCGATGTCGTCCGGGCGGGCGACGTCTTCGCCAAAACCGGGAGCACCGGGCTCAGCACCGGCCCCCACCTGCACTACGCGGTGCTGCAGGGCGGGAAACCGGTCGACCCCCGCAAAGGCAAGTTCAAGACGGAAGTGGGGGACGCCTACGCCGCGTTTGAGAACGCGCCAAAGCCGAAGCCCATCGACGACGGCTACGGAAAATCCTTCGACCGGCGCGCGGCGGAGATCACGGCGGCCAGTGGATTCGGCGAGTTCGACTTCTTCAAGGCCGCCAGCGAGGCGGCGATCCAATACCTTCCCGACTACATGGACAGCCTGCGGGACACGGCCTCGCTCGTCGAGGGGCTCGATGAGGTCACGGCAGCATATAATAATGAGGTGGGCATCACTGCGAAGGCCCTCAAAGACGTCAGTGGCGTCCAAGTCGACCTCGGCAAGATCATCGCCGAGCAGGACCTCGAGCGGATGCGCGAGTTCGCGGCGACGGTGGAGCAGGATCTGGCGCAGGGGCTGGCGCAAGCGCTCGTCTACGGCGACGATCTCGGCGACGTGCTGGTCAACAGCATCAAGCGCGCGGCGGCGGCGCTGATCGAAAGCGGGCTGCTGAACCTGCTCAGCGGAGGCCAGCAGGGGCAGAGTTTCTCCGGCATGTTCTCTTCCTTCAGCTCGATGCTTGGCCTCGGCGGAGCGCCGGGCGGCGGCGCTGGGGTGCCGGGTGTCCCCGGCATTCCTAAGGACGCTGGCAACTGGAAGTTTTTCGCCAACGGCGGCGTGCCCCCCGTCGGGGTGCCTAGCATCGTCGGAGAGCGAGGGCCCGAGCTGTTCATCCCAAAGGTGCCGGGCACCATCATCCCCAACCACGCCTTTCGACGCGGAGGGGGTGGTGCCCCTGACGAGATCATCGTGCGCGTGGAAGGCTCCGAAATGCTGAACGTCCACGTCGAGCGCGTCGCCGGCCGGACGGTCGCCGCGGCGGCGCCGGGCATCATGGCCGGAGCGCAGCGCGGCATCGTTCGCAGGCTCAAGCGGCCGGGGCTCAACTGATGGCGATCATCGCCCTGCCCGCTTCGGTGCGGATCGCCCGCGCGCAGTGGACGCTCGACCGGCCGGCGCAGATCAACCGCGGCGCCTATACGGGCCGCCGACAGGTGGTGGCGAATCCCTGGCACGGACGCTGGACCGCGTCCGTCTCTCTCGCGCCGATCATCGGCGAGGCGAACGCGCGCGCGTGGCGCGCCTTCCTCGCCAAGGCGAAGGGGCAGATCAACACGTTCCGCCTGCCGATGACGGAAGGCTCGCAGTCGAGCCTCGTCACCGGCGTCGTCTCCTCGACCTCCGTCGCCTACACGGCCGGCGCGGGGGCCACGACCATGCTCGTCGCCGTTCCCGGAGGAACGACAGGCGGGATGCTGGCGGGCATGTTCGTCACGGTCAACGACCAGCCCCTGCTGCTGACGGCCGACGCGGTGCTGGACCCGGGCACCGGCAACATCCTGATCCAGTTCGAGCCCCCGCTGCGCGCGGCGGTCACGCTGGGAACCGCGATCGAGACCCGTAATCCCACCTGCCTGGTGGCGATGGCCGACAGCGCGTCCGGCTGGAGCGTCGAGAAGGGGCAGGTCTACGGCTTCGAATTTACGGCCGAGGAAGCGTTCTGATGCCGAGCTTCGACGCCACGGCCGGCTCCGCGCTGGACGGCAGCTTCGCGCCGGCTTTCTTCATCTTCCTCGACATCGTCGGCGATCCGATCCGCGCGACGACGTTCGGCAGCAACGTCACCTTCTCCGGCACCGGAGACGCGGACCTTGACGGCCAGACCTTCTCGGCCGTCGATCCGACCGTGCTGTCGTTCGGCGACGCGGATGCGGATGAGGGCGGCAGCGACACCTTCTCCGTCTTCCTGTCGGGAATCGTTACCATCGACACCGCGCTGATGGCGGCGATCGGCACCACGTCGAATTGGCGCGGGCGGACGGTGCGCGTGTGGACGCTGATCTACGACGCGACGGGGACGACGGCGCAGGGCGGCGTGGCGTCCTGGAAGACCGGCTATGCCTCCCAGATCCTCATCCACCCGTCGCCGACCGAGCAGACGATCGAACTGCGCGTGGAGAACTACCTGGCCGCCTTCAGCGAGGCGTCGGAGCGGGGCTATTCCAGCCAGAAGGAATTCGACCCGGCCGACACGAGCGCGGCGGCGACGCTGGCGGCGTCGAACGGCGGGCGCGGACCGGGCGCGGCGATCGTCGATGCGGGCATCCCCTCCAACCCCGGCGGCGGCGGCAAGGGCCGCTTCGCCCAGAAGCTGATGGACGAGCTGTGAACCGGCCGCGCGTGCCCGGCTGGGAGACGGCGCTCGCCGCTTACCTGGAACGCGTCAGGGCACGGCCGCATGCCTATGGCCGGCACGACTGCATGCTGTTCGTCGCCGGAGCGGTGAAGGCGGTCACTGGCCGCGACTTCGGCCGCCGGCATCGCGGCCGCTATGCCGGCGCGGCCGAGGCGGCGCGCTATCTGAAGGGGCTCGGCTTCGCCTCTCCGGAGGCGATGATCGACAGCCTGCTCGAGGAGAAGCCGGTCGGCTTCGCGCAGCGGGGCGACGTGGTGCTGGTGAGCGGGGTGCCAGGCGTCTGTGTCGGGGACTCGGCCCTGTTCGTCGGGATGGTCGAAGACGAGGCGCGCGATGGCCTTGTCAGTAAACCGCGTGCTGAATGGGCGCGGGCGTGGCGGGTGGGCGCGTAGATGAGCAAGCTCATCTCGAAGTCGTTCACGCCGCTCGGCTCGATCATCGGCGGCAAGGCCGGCAAGCTGATCACCAGCGCCGCCCTGATCGGCGCCGGCATCCTCTCGGGCAACCCGCAGCTGGTGATGGCGGGCGTCGCGAGCGCCGCGTCGGCGCTCCAGAAGAAGCCGAAGGTTCCGCAGGGGAATCTCGACCGGCTCCGGCTGAGCCTCGATCCCACGGCCCTCCGCAAGTTCGTGCTCGGCCAGACGGCCATGGCGGCGGACGTCCGTTACCAGACCTTTACCGGCACCAATCAGGAATATTGCCAGCAGATCGTGGCCGTCGCCTCGCACCAGGTGGAGAGCATCGACGAAATCTGGTTCGACAACGAAAAGGCCTGGGCGAAGGCAGGCGGTGCGCAGGGGCGGTTCGCTGGGTATCTGACCGTGGTCGATCGCCTCGTCGGCACCTCGGCCAACGGCATCGCGATCGACAGCGTGTGGACGGCGAGCAGCCGCCTCACCGGCTGCGCCTACCTCCACATCCAGTACAAGCTCACCGGCAACAGCAAGAAGGCCGAGAGCCCGTTCTCGAGCGCGCTCCCGTCCCGGGTGACGATCCGGGGCAAGGGTGCGCTGGTCTACGATCCGCGGTTCGACAGCAGTGTCGCCGGAGGATCGGGGGCGCAGCGCGCGAGCGACCAGACGACATGGGCGTTCAGCCCGTCCGGCAGCAATGGCGGCCGCAACCCCGCCCTCCAGTTGCTGTGGTGCCTGCTCGGCTGGCGCATCCAGAACCCCTCCACGAGCGGGTGGAAGCTGGCGGTCGGGCGCGGCATTCCTCCCGCACGGATCGACCTCGCCAGCTTCATCACGGCGGCGAACATCTGTGACGAGAGCGTGCCGCTCGCCGCCGGTGGCAGCGAACCGCGCTATCGCAGCGACGGCGTATTCTCCGAAGGCGACGACCCGTCGACCGTCATCCGCAACCTGCTGGCCGCGATGAACGGCTGGCTGGACGACAGCGGCGGGAAGATCAGCCTCAGCCTCTACAAGAACGATCTGGCCGTGCCGGCGCTGAGCCTGAGCGAAGCGGACGTGCTGGGCGACGAGCTTTGGGAGCCGGTCGGCGACATCACCGAAAGCTATAACCGCGTGCGCGGGCGCTATGTCGATCCCTCCGACAACGCCCTCTACCAGCTTGCCGACTATCCCGAGGTGAGCCTTGCCAGCGGCGACGGCATCGAGCGGACGGAGACGATCGACTTCGGGCTCGTGCAGTCGCCTTCGCAGGTGCAGCGGCTCGCCAAGACCTGGCTCCAGCGGAACCAGTATCAGGGCCGATATTCCGCCACCTTCAACGCTCGCGGCTGGAAGCTGGCCCGGGGCAAGATCGTGGCCTTCTCCCACCAAGGGCTCGGTTGGTCAGGCAAGCTGTTCCGGGTCGCGTCGATCGGCGTGAGCGCGGGCGGGCAGACCAGGCTCGTGCTGCAGGAAGAGAATGCGGCCATCTACGCTTGGGCGGCCGAGGAAACGGCGGCCGTCACGGCGGCGGCGCCGACCGTCTATGACCCGTTGAACGCGCCGTTCCTGCTGGGCCTCGCCGAGTCCCGTAACGTCATCTACCGGCAGGTCAGCGACCCCGCAGGTTCCAACACGATCCGGGACGGCGACATGTGGGTGGAGCTCACCTCCCCCATGCGGGTCTGGGCGCGGGTCAGCGGATCCTGGCAGACGGTCGCGAACTACATCACCAGCGGCTCCGACATCGGCGTTGCCAACGGCGCGACGAAGAACACGCTCTACCGACAGTCGAGCGCACCGGCCTCGCCGATCGACGGCGACGTGTGGGTGGACACAAGCGCGACGCCGAACGTGACGAAGTTCAGGATCTCCAGCGCTTGGCAGTCGGGCGCGAACCTGGTCACACAGGGCGCCGACATCGGCGTCGAGAACGGCTCCACCCGCAATCCGAGCGAGCGGGCGATAAACCGCAACTCCGCGTTCCAGGACGGCACCACGGGGTGGGGCACCTCGCCTTATGGCGGGCCGGTCACCACGGTCGGGAGTTCCGCCAACAGCATCAGGGGCGGCCAGGTCGCGACGCTCGGCCCGAACGGCGGCATCAAGACGAGCGAGCAGATCGCCTGCACGCCGGGCGAGAAGCTCTACTTCGCCTATCGCTTCGCCACGACAGCGAACCGGACGGGGGGCGCGGCGCCGACCTGGTACGTGGGCGTGACCTTCGCGACGGCGGTTGGAGTGGCCGACAACACGTCGGCGGACGTTCCAGGCTTCTCGGGCGGGACCCTTTCGGTGGCCGCCGGCGCGCAGGCGGGGGTGGCCACCTTCACCGTGCCGCCCGGCTACTATGCCATGCAGTCGCGGATCGCCCTGGATTTCGGCAACGCAGGCTCCGGCGCAGCGGGCTATTGCGATTATATAGAAATCCACCGCGACGAACCCGGCGCGGACGTATCGCAATATATCGACGGGCCCGCCAATATCGTGATCCAGGCCGACACGGCGGGCGCCCCGCAGACCGGCGAACTAAGCCAGGCGTGGCAGTTCAAGTTTTACCGGCAGGGCGCGCAGGTGACGTCGGGAGTGACGTGGACGACCAACAGCCCGGCCGGGATCGGCTCGCCCTCCATGAGCGGCACCGGCACCGGCATCCTCACGATCGGGAGCCTGACCGCCAATCCGGTCGATCTGATCGTGACCGCTACCTATGGCGGCATCCCGGCGCCGTTCACGGTGCGCTTCGAGAAGAGCCTGGCGGCGCCGGCCACGAGTGGCGGATCGGGCGGGGGCACGGGGGGCACGCCCGCTAACCAGACCAGCGGCTTTGCATCGGTGGCCTCTGGGTCGGCCACGGTCATCTCGCAATCCGGGGACCTCTCCGTCACGGTGGGGAGCGCAGGCCAGGTAACCTTCAGCACCGGCCTGACGGTGAAAACGCCGCGCGGGGCACCCACAGGGACATGGACCGTGCGCTTCCAGTGGGAGCGTTGGAACGGCTCGGCATGGGTGACGCAGGGCACGACCTTCGACGCCGCGACGACGCAGGACAGCGATAGCGGCGTCTACCTGCCGACGTCGGTCGGCGACGCGTCCAGCACGCAAAACGTCCCCGGGCTGACTGTCGGCTCCA